TAGCGACCTAAAATCATGGCTTTATCCGTGTTGAAATAGCCGGCAAACGTACGCCGGGCGGCACCTTCGGGTAATTTGTACGAACCTCAGCACACAACTGATCTTTCGTATTCAACTTTCCACTAACGGTCAGCGAAAACACGGTACTGTCCGGTTCAGCGTCGATATAAAGCGCTGCCTCACCATCACCGCTGTTGACCATCAACAGGTTTACTTCCGATCCGGCAAGGATGTCTCCAGACAGAGTAAGAAGAACTGGGCCGCTCATATGCGGAAAAACCCCCCTTCTTCCGTGTTTGGGTAAATGTAGTACTTAATCCCCACCGGTTTAAACGGAGTGGTCACCAACGTATCCCTATCTATGTACGCAACAAGTATCGACGTAGCTTCAACGGTTGTGTGCTTGTAAATGATCGCTTGCGACACAAATCGATCGTCAGCCAGCAACGGAAACTCGATAGGATTGCCTCCGCAAATACCGTTTGTCGCCGTACGGCCAGTAATATCAAACGACGTTGCAACGCGCGTACCCAAAGGGATGCTGATCAAATACTGATTCGTAAAATCTGGGAGATACGCATCTGGAAGAAGTATTGCGCGGTACACCCCTGCCAGCCACGAGAGCTGTCCAGTCGCAAAAAGCTCACGTGCGTATGGGTATAACTGGCTCACGGCTCATTTCCCAAACCGCGGATAAGACCATGACTGCGCACCTGCCATGCCTTGTTTTGCAAGCCCAGCGTATTTCCCTATTGCTGAGCGGAAACGCTTGAGGTGGTACTGCGCACGAATTAAATCAGAGTACGCCTTTGCTGGATGACTGTAGAGCCTTCCAAGCGTTCCATCGAGCAACGCGTCATAGTGATGACTCGCCGCAATTTGGGGTAGTGTGGTTACGGTCTGCTTTGGCGTTAGCGCCACGTAAAATGTAAGAGCATCCTCGACCGTCGTTTTCGGCACCGGCCATAGGCATACATGATCAGCACCATCAAGCCAGTAACCGAGTACAGAAGTTGAGTCGTCTTTTGGCGGCTTACGATAAATCGCAGGAAGCGGGTTTCCGCTAAGCTCTACACCAAGAACTCGTACGATATTTGCGTACGCATCGTACGGAGACATGACGTACCGCTTTTTATCAGCCGTCAAGTCTCGTGGCCCTATCACTACGCGCCACGCAGTGCTTTGTTCGTAAAACTCACGCGCTGCGAGTATAAGTTCGCGCTTTACAACCTTCTGATTAGCGCCGGGAATCCGGGGCAATAGATCTTTCAGCCACGTCGACAGCGTGACATTACATTCATGCCCAGAAGCTTCAACGAGGATATCTTCCACGTGCGCTCCTTACAAACCCACGAGCATGCGCCTAAACTCGCCCATCAAAGTTATGGCGCGCCCATCATTCGTAAATTCGTCCTCGACAAGCTCGCCGCTTGCAGCAACGAAATACACGAGAGGTAGATAGAACTGCATCGGCAAGTCGAACTCTGCTGAAAGAGCTACCTGCCCATCCTCGATCTCGTCTATTTCGTCAGGATCGTCGTCTGGATCAGGATCAGTCGTGACGATTTCCGGGACAATGATCTTGTCCGTGTCGTCATCAAACCGGTCCCAAAAAGCATCGGGCCGCAAGCGCGCAAGCTCTTGCAACCCTCGATTCAACTTTGCCAGTAACGCGGTATTCGTGTACCGGTAGGGGGTGTCACTGTCTTGAAGAAGAACTCGCGCCTCATCAAGAATGTTTTGGTAAGTCTTAGCCATCCAGACCCCCAAAAGCCCCCGAGACCATACAGGTCTCGGGGGCATCAGGCCAACTCAGAAGTCAGGCGATTACTCGCCCTTCTTCACGATCGCACGGCCCATCGCAACGCCGTTCACAACCTTGCGACCATAGACCTGAAGGCCACGGAGCAGGTTCGAGAACGAGCGCTCAGAGCGCACCGTCTCCAGCTTGGTGAACTGCGACGCAAACGTCAGAGCGGCCGGTACACCGAAGAACACCGGGTACTCGTCGCTGTAGACGCCCAGCTGCGGCAGGTTGTTGGACAGGTAGAGCGTGAAGCGATCCACCATGCCCAGACGCCCGTTGCGCAGCATCGAGGTGCCGTCGCCAGCGAGCGAGGCATCGCGCAGCTCAGACTTCTTGATCATCGACGCCATCCACGCCGGGATCACGACGTAGCGGCCCGTCTCCGGCAGGTTCTGCTCGTCGAGCACCTGACCCAGATTGACGAGGAAGTCGACGACAGCCTGCGAAGTAGAGTCCGACACACCAGTACCGGCGCCCTCTTTGGCCGCAGCGATAAACTGCGGTGAGCCAACAACGCCAAGACGGATGTCGCCCGAGATCGCACCAGCGGCCAAACCGCGGTTTGCTGAGTTGATGTCGGTCGTGGACGACAGATAGGTCAGAACCTCACTGTCGATCGCGATCTTCATCTGCTCAGTTGCGTCCTCCGCCCAGATATCCATAAGCTGGATATCCGACTGGATCTCCATCACGTCGTCGAGCGCAAGGTTAAAGTACTTCGCCCTGTCAATCTGCAGCTCGACGATGTTGCTCGACGGACGCTGAACCGCAAGGTCCATGTTCGCCTGATAATCAGCAATCGTGATCGTCGGACGCGTACGAATCTTTACCGTGTCGCCCTGATTGCGGATCTCGCCTTCGTAGTCCGTATTGGCAATGGCCGAAAAGACCGTCGCCTTGTAGAACTTCTCAATGAGTTTGCCTGACCAAATCTCAGGGATGAACGTACCAGCATAAGCCGGTGATGGGTTACTACCAGCCCACGGTGTACCTACAATAGGAAATGGCATGTTTGATTACTCCTGAAAAAGTACGGTTCGCGTTAGCGAATACGCCCTTCGACCTGCGCTTTGAAGATGTCCTGTTCGATCTTCTTGGCATCATCTGGACGCTTCGCGTATTTCCCCGCACTGAGATCAGAATAAAATTTCTGAATCTCGGGGCGGGTCCAAATCCGCTTACCGGCTCCTTCCTGAGCGCCTGCTGTCCCCTGCTTCGGAGCACCGGGGGCCGTCAGCGAGCTTAGCGAAACTTGTGGTGCAGACTGATCTGCAGCAAGTGGCGTGGTCGCAGACGGGGTCACAGCCGCGTTTTCCCTTAGATAGCCTTCAAAAAACGCAACAACGCGCGGTCCGTCATTGCGCTGATATGCAATGTTGAGAAGAGTGCCGCGCTTCTGTCCAGAAAACGGATCGACTTGATCCAGCCACTCGATAAAATTCGGATCGACATCGAGCTGCTGCCAAGTCGGTACACGTTCCGTAAGAAGCCGGTGTACTTTCTCGCGCTCAGTCTCTTCGACCTTGCGCGCTGCAGTCGAGACTTGCGCCTCAACTTCCTGAACCTTTTTTGCGACCGGCGTAATTGTGTTTGCAATACGCTGGTCGACATCCGGCACGACAGCTTCACGAGCTGCGCGCTTCACAAAATCGTAAAGGTCCGCGCCAAACTCGGCGACTTCTTCGTCGCGTACAAGCTTAGATACGGATGGCTTTTGCTGCGGCTCCTGCTGCGGTGGCATAGTCGATAGCAAACGCTGTGTAGCCGCCAACTGATCAGCAAGCTGCCGAATCTGAAGCGACTGCTCTTTGATTTGATCTTGAAGCCGAGGAACCTCCGCGTTGTACTTGCCCTGAAGCACCCGGTACCGCTGCTCCCAATCAGTTGGTGCGGTAGGTGCGGTAGGTGCGGTAGGTGCGGTAGGTGCGGTAGGTGCGGCAGTGGGCTCAGTAGAAGCGGCAGTAGGCTCGGCAGAAGCGGTGGGTGCGGTCGTGTTTTCAGTAGACGACTCCGCAGCAGCTTTCTGCGCTTTGGCGTATTCCTCAGCGATCTGATTTGCGCGGTCGATCTGTTTGCGAACGGAGCTTGGGAGAGCACTCATGTGTATTCTCGCGGGTTACTTGAATTTGATAAGCGTGTCAGGAGCCGTACGAATCGTCTCAAGCACCGCTTCGCAGTAAAGGGCCTCGCCCTGCGCCCTATGGCACGGAGCCCCTTCTGACCGCAACGAGAGCTTGACCGCGTTCAGCATGTCTTCCTGTATCGCCTCGACGAAAACCTTGAAGTCCGAGTTACCGCGCAGGTTCGTCAGCGCCTGCGTGAGTTCCTTAGTCGGTTTCACTCAGCCACCGGCTTTGTGCTTACCGCCACCGTGTCCCATCGAAACGCCAGACGTCCGATCGATCGGCAGATCGCGGTTGCCCTTCGTATCGCCGATGAACTTGCTGCTGGGACGGCCAGCGTGACCTTCACCGGAACCGCCGTGGTTCATCTGGGTGAGGTTGTGATTCATGTCACGATTGCCCTTTGTGTCGCCAATGAACTTACTGCCCTTCATGTGTGAAACTCTCCTAGCACGTGTGTGGAGGGGAACCATGTAATTCGGAGCGTACCCGAATCGGAGACTATTGACAAATCAGCACTTGTGGTTCTTGACCAGCTTCGACGCCTTGCCACGGGAGACATACCCCCCGTCCTTGTAGCCGCGCACAGCCTTACGCTCGATATCGTCGATCTGCTT